ACAAGTTACTATACGTTCATAAACATTATTGATACCTGTAGTTGTTACTGTGTTTGTAGTTCCTCTGACTGCACCATTAAGTGTTACTGATTCAGATAAGGTTGTTGTTAAATCTGCCATAATTATATTTTATAAGTTATTTTTGGTGGTATTAGTTGTATTGTTAATTTTCCTATTTTTATTTTAAACATTATTTACCTGCATAAGTTGTAGCTTGTGGTGCTATACAAGTGTTATAGTCATTCTCTATTACTATTGGTAGTGTAAACACCCAACCACTTACTGAGTTATCAAATCTTTCTGTGAATGGTTCTATCGTTACATCTCCTTCTGTAAAGTATGCAGGACTTTCTCCTTGACTTGCATCTGACAAATATAAACTCTCTCCGTTCTTTAGTGTACCTATCAAATCGTTACAAATACTTAGACAATCAGATAATACTTCTTGCTCATTACTCTGATCAGGAAAGACTAAGTCCATAACAAAGATTTGAAAGTTTAAAGTCATTTGATTATTTTGTGCTACTGCATTAACAGGATTAATGTGCATTAAAGGATATAAAGTATTTTTTTCTAAGTCTATCTCGTATATATCTCCAGTAGTTACAGTTTTAATTTGATACTGATTAGAACCTAATTGTTTTAAGGTATCTATTGTATTGTTATAATTCTTAAAATGTGTCATCTCTTAACTTTTTTTGTTTCGTTTAAATCAACTTCATAAGTTAGCCAAGTTAAACATTCATATAAACTTAATCTAGTTATCCTTTCTAAGTTTACTATCTCTCCATTTGTTAATCTATACATTACTCCAAACCATCCCCACTTTGTTGCGAACTTTTCATCTGTAGTGATTGTTTCACTTCCTCCATCCGTTCCATTAAATACAACGGCAAAATCGTTGATAGTTCGTTCCCTAAAGTCCAAAAAAAAACCAATGAACTATTTACATCTGCTGCTTTCATCTTCTTAAACTTCTCCGACCTCATCCGTACACCACTACCATTATATCTTTCTATAGAGTAGTGCTTACCATTCTTCTCTACTACTGGTCTGTAAAGAACTGCCATTAACTTAGACAAGTTCGTTTCCATTCCGTTTTGTATGTAGGTTTCCAAATCGGCATACTCACCGAGGGTAATTTCTGATAGATCAGGATGAAAGCCGTACTCTACTCCATCTACCTTTATTATTCTTTTTAACCTACTACTAGCTTTGTTCTGCAACGCAGCTACTCTGTTTAAGATATTAGATACGTCATTTATACTCAACTCTTTTACGAGTTTTCTAGGTATATCAGATAACAAGCTAATTGTATCTAATGCTTCTTTGGTCTTTGACTTACTTTTACTATCTATAAGTTTAGCCCATTTGTCAAGTGTTACATCATCCCAACTGTTAATTAGATTGTAAGTGTTTTGCTTACCATCTTTCTTAATGTTTACCTGCATAATATATAATAGAATTTATTGTTATTTAGTTTAAAATCGTACATTTGTCACGTTTTCAAATAGTTTTTGTTTAGTTAAAGGTGTAGCTTTCATAGTTGCACCTTTTCTTATTGTACAAAATACCTACCTGCATTTGGATTGTCTAAGTGATATATTACGTTATACCTAATACCATCTATTGCGTGGTTATAATTATCTACATATAACTTGCTTCCTTTATCTGCATAGACATAGTTGTTTAACTCTTTAATTATGTTTGTTGATTCAGAAGTAACTACTAACTGATAATCTTGCATACGAGTTACACCACTTTCTATAGTTCCTTTTTTTACTGGCTTTATGTTTACTCCTAAGTGTCTTAAATCTTCTATTAGTCTAGGCTCTGCACTATCTGCTATAATTAGTTTGTTTTCTACCTTTGCTAATACTATCTTAGCTAACTCGTGAGATTTTAAACCATTACGATATATATGCTCTTTAATATATATCTTCATTTTCTTTTTGTCTATAGCAACCTCAGTAAGACTATCAGGATCAACAGAAAAACCAAAGTCCATTCCACAAGATGTCTGTAAGTTATCAGGATTAAATTCTCCTATTGTCCAGTTATCAAATACTACACCCTCTGCTTTATCTAACCAACCTCCTAGAATCTTATGTTGATACTTTTTAAAGTTAATGTCTTTTAATCTATATATCCTTTCTAAGAAACTTTTAGATAGGTTAGCTTTATTATCTAAGTATGTGGAGTGTATGTAGCAGACATTGTCTTTAATGCCGTTAAAACCATCCCTAACCCCTCTCTCCTCAAAGAATCGTTTATATATCCAATGTTCTTTAGTTACTGGATTCAAGACAAGTATAATTCTATTCTGTATGCTTTTTTGTCTTATACTAAGGTCTATAGTATCAAATATGTTTTCATCTACAAGTTCTTCTGCTTCATCAAGTACCCAACACGATATACCTTGTAATGATTTAAGAGAAGCAGTTTGGTTTCCTGAAGATGTCTTGATACCTCTAAATAATATATCACTATTTGTTGATGTATTGACTACCTCTGACTTGTTTATGCTAAATATAGAATCAAATCCTAATAGTCCTATCTTTTCTAAGAACTCAGGTATAATAGATAAGTGTGCAGATACCATAGTGTATCTTGTAAACAACACTCTTATACCTTGTGTCATTGTAAGTAATGTTAGAAATACTGTAACTGCATAGGACTTACCTGATCCTCTACCACCTGTAATTATATAGTATCTACAGTTAGATGAAAATAATGCACTATATTTTTTATTCAGTTTCGGATTCAACAAAGTTTATTATAGGTATGTTTAGTGTTTCGCTATTACTCGTAACATCAACTCTCTGCTGTGGTTTACCATAGAAGTACTCAAAGAATAATTTAACTGCCCATTGTTCTTTATTCTTTAAACCTATCTGTAAAGACCTTAAAGCATCTGCGTTCATAGGTGTAAGGTTTTCTATTAACTTTTGTTCTTCTGCTTTACTAGGTCTACCACCTTTGTTACCTTTTGTACCTTTATTGTTTATTCTGCCATCCATATAATTAGTTTAATTTAGTTAACTGATTCTTTTATATAATAGAAATTATTGATATTCATTTGGTAGCATTAGTCTTATTCCTAGATCAGACAAAGCCCATATTCTTATTTGGTCTGCATATACTTCAAATGCTTTTGTGTTTAAAGATGTTGTACTTACTATCTTGTTTATTCCTATCTTCTTATTGTTTATCTCCACCATCTCCCACTCATTAAGAAACTTAGCCCTTAGTATGTCGTGCATCTCATCATTAAAGTAACCTAACTCTTGTGCTAATACTTGTACTATACACTTCCAATAGTAATTGTTCTGTACGTTAGACCTTGTGTTTCTATGTTTCTTTACATCTACTGTGTAAGGACTTTCTATATCTTTTAGGTAATTTACTAATTGCATCTTGTCTTTGTTATCGTGTATTACAAATTTCAAAATAATTCTGTTTGATTTATATCTTCTTTTTTTACTATTCCTAACATTGTTTCAAATATTATTTTACCATCTTCAAAATATACTAAATTATTAGACATTTTTTTTTTAGATTGTTTACCATTATATTTATTAAAATCGTAGTTGTGATAATTAGACATAACTTCTATATGATTGCCTTTTAATCTTGTAAAATCAGGATTTTTTTTATTGCTTAATATATTAGGTAAGTTAAAATTTGTCCAATATAAATGTCTACCTCTTTTTTTTGCATGTATCAAAGGTTCATAAAAAGGTATTACATTTTCTACACAGTATTTACCATTATAAAAATTATCTAAAAATATTATTTCTTCATATAATTTCATATCAGGATATTTCATTTTACTTTTTGTTTTTAATGAAATTTGTAATCTACTATGCGTTGGACAAGGTGGAGAACTCCATATAAAGTCGTATTCTTTATAATGGTCTAGTAAGTATTGATGTGCATCTGCTACAATTACTTTATCATTAGGAAACCTCTCTTGATATAGTCTTGCACATTCAGGATCAAGTTCTACTGCAGTTACTTCTATATCATCTTTTACTTCGTTCCACTTGTATCTGTTACCACCAAGACAAGCATATAAATTTAATATCTTCATTAGCTTGTAAGTTTTTCTTTAGTGTCTTTCCACATTCTATCTTGTCTTTTACTTAATGATGGTTCTGTTCTGCGTAATTGAGGAAAGCCATTAAACTCTTTAGCTATCTCTTGCATGTACTCGTTACACTTAGGACACTCAGTACCCACATTAACAACTTTGCCGTTTTCTACTTTCATTACGACTTTACTAAATTCTTTTTGTATTTCACATTTGTTACATTGATATTTTAACATAGTTTTTGTTTTAAAATAAAGGAGAGCATAAAAAACATTTAATCATTTATTTTGGCAATATGCCTACTCTCCTTTATATATGACTTATTCTTACATTTTTCTTTTTCTGTTGATCTAACTCCTCTAACTCAAACTCTAAATGATTTATAGCTTTCTTAATACATTCTTCAGGAGAATTATGCTTAAAGTTTGCTCTTAGTAAATACGTTACTGCATTACCTACATTCCAGTTTAGTTCCCAATCTGATATTACTTTTCTAGCTTCGTATTTATAATTTTTTCCTATATAATAATCAGGTATCTTATTTTTCATATTTTATGTTTTATATTTATTTACTATTTGTCTTATTCCATGATAGCAGTTATTTAAACAAGTACCACAATTACTTGTAGGTTTATAGTTAGTACCATGTATAGTGTTGTATAACTCTACCATCTTTTTTTTTACTGTTACGTTCTTAGCTACTCCTGTCTTTACATCTTCCCAAATCAATAAACATTCTTCTATTAGTTCTTGTGGTATGTCATCAGGTCTTTCTACTTCTGTTGTCTTACTCCAATACTTCTGTGGACATTCCATTACTCCTATCCTAGCTTTTACTTTCATAAAACATAAGCATACCTTACAAGTACCTGTAGGTTTAAAGTAATATACACACTCCCTACATAATGCTATGCGTTCTTCATATATCTCGTTTTTTACAAAGAAGTTACTCATATTATTCTTAGTTGTGCAGTATGTTCACTTAATCTTTTTATAGCTGCATCATAATATTCTTTATCAAGTTCACAAGCAGTTAAGTCATATTTAAGATTATGACACGCTATTGCAATACTTCCAGATCCAAGATGTGTGTCTAATATTTTATCTCCTTCTTTTGCGTAGTTCATTAAAAGCCATTCGTACAGTTTAACAGGTTTTTGTGTTGGATGTATTCTTTTTTCTTTATTCTTCATATCTTGCTGTAGCATCCCTGACCATCTCCAACTTATTTTCCTTACGGCAGTTTTAAAACTTGTATAAGCTAACTCACAATCTGCAAAGTCAGTACCTCCGTTTACTTTATCCCATACAATCCAACAAGGACTACCAAAAGGTATTTTATCAATAAAATGATTAGCTCCCCAAATAACTTGATTTTTAGAAACCCTAATTAGTTCGTTAAAATATTCTTTATTTGGTGCGAATTTATCCCAATCTTTTACGGTATAATCTATTTTTTTAGCAACACCACCTCCTTTTCCTTGTGATTGATTGCCTACATCAATTCCATAAGGAGGATCAACTATTGCTAAGTCAAAATGATTATCATCATATCTTGACATCAGCTGCATATTATCTTCGTTTGTAATATTAATCATTTAACAATTCTTTAAGTTGTTCTCTTACTTTGTCTATAGTCGTAAACAGACTGTTTCTGCTTATGCCTGTCTTTTTAGCTAGTCCAGTAAGTGTGTTACCCTCGTAGTAATATAACTTAAATACCGAAGCATCATACCAATAAACATCTTCTAATGCTTTATCAATAAGTTCTAGCTTTTGCCATTGTTTATATTCTTCAGGATTTGGTATATTGTATAGATTTTTTTCGTTAGATGTTTCTCCACTCTCTGTTATGTCATAAGTTAGTGTACTTGCTTGTGCATCTAATCTAGTGTAGTATTTCTTATACTTATAATAATAAGGACTGCGTGGACTTGTAAAACTTCTTCTTAAAACTACTGCACCATATCTTATTAATCCTTTTTGTCCATCTTTCTCGTATATGTCTTTTAAAACTGTAGGATTCATTTGTAAAAAATACATTAGACACTCTTGTACTGCTTCTTCTATTTCGTTTATATCATGAGTAAAAGCAAAGGACATTTCTACAAATGTCTTTCTACAATCTGCTACTGCTTCATAAACTTTATTCATTATTATATTCTATTTCTCGCAAATCATTTACCAAAACTTCTAACGCATTATCTAACAGAACTTTGTATGACCTTACTATTTCTAAATTGCCTTTAGTTTGTATTCCTGCAAAATATCCATTAACCATTACAGAAGTATTAATAGGTATGATCATTAACCAATCATTCCAGTTACCACCATTTACATCTTCTCCGTAACTGTTGTGATATTCTAAAACACAATCTAAAACTTCCTTAAAGTTTTCAAACTTTGCTTTAGTAGATATGTCTTTTGCAAATGTTAGCATTAAGTTTAAATAATCATTGACTATTATTTGGTGTGTAGTATTTGCAAATATAGGTTTAGTCATATTCAAATATAGAAAATTATTCATTCTATACTCTTTTCCTTTTTTATTTTATTAACAAGTTCTTTGTAATAACTTATCTTCTCTACATAATCTATACGCATCATTTTTACATTTACCTTAGACATAAACTCTAGTTCCTCAGCAGTTCCTAATCCATACTTAGCATCTAATTTTAGTCCGAACTGCCATTGCATCCCCTGTTCAAACATATTACACTTTACACATTGTACTTGACAATTCTTTTCATCCCATCTTGTGTTGTGATGTCTACGAGATTGAAAGTGTCCGTTCTGTAGTTTCTTGTAATGATCTATCTTACCACAAGTAAAGCATTGTGCAACACCCATATCTGTAGCATCTCTTAGTCTGATGTATTTAGAAAACCAACTATCTAACTCTTTTTTTAGTTTGCTAATTTTTTTCTGCACGTTCTTCTAAATCTTTTTCAAATTTAGGTATTGTTTTATTATATGCATTTTGTAGAGCAATTATCCAGTCTTGTAAAATATCTAATTTTAATAAAGGATCTTCGTTATAAAATTCAGGAGTTTGTTTAAATTCAGCTTCTCCACTTTCTAAGCACATTTTGAACATTTTTGTAGTTTTCATATATTTAATTTTTTTTAGTTATTAACCCCATATTAATTTCTGTTCAAACTGAGGTTTTGGTTTGAAGTATAAGTATTTAGCTACTGTTGTTTTTCTACCAAATCTAGTAGTAAATTCTAAATCTGTTGTATGTATAGTATAACCCTGTTTTTTTAACTTATATATTATATCAGCTAGTCTTGTAGCACCATATAATTTAATAGCTTGTAAACTTGTTATATGTCCATAGTTTTTTAAATGCCATTTGATTGCATCTATAGAACTACTTATTTCATTTTCAGTTATTGTTATTGTTTTCATTTTAATTAATTTAAGATTTAAATTTTTTTAATTCTTCTTCAGTAAAATAATTATTACTCTCTAATTCATTAGTATGTTTAGTTGCTTCATTATATAGATTTATATTTTTATCTTTAATAAATTCTGTAAATGCTTTTAACCAATATACTTTTGCTTGTTTTTCATTAGTTATTTTTTTTTGATTTAAAAATAAATATTCTACACTTTCATAAAGTTCTTTATAATTTTTTTTCATAATTTAATTATTTTAATTGTTTTAAAGGTGGTTGATAAAATTCTACGTTTTTTTGATTAAGTGTTTCTGTCTTGTAAATAGCTTCAGAAATTTTCTTTTTATGAATTATAATAAATTTAAAGAATGTTCTAATATTTATATAAGGATCAAAGTCAGAGTATCTAACTCCTATGTGAAAAGCATCTTCTATTTGATTAAATGTCATTCTTCTAAATCTATTTTCTTTTTGTAAATCCTCTGCAAATATTTTAGATAATGATGCCATTGATTTAGCATCTGCTCTGTGTCCTAACTCTACTGATGTCTTAGCTACTAAGTCCAAAACTTTTTCTGTTAGTTCCTTAATGTTTTCTTCTTGTAGTGTTTTCATATGTTTTCTAAACAAATTGGACATAAACCATTATCAGAAATTACTGTAGTTATCTCTACACCACAGCAAGTTATTTCTTTTTCTTCTTCTAATATTGTTTCTATAACTCTATCTATTGCAGGTATTCCTGTGTGTTCTTCATTCATTTTTTATAGTTTTTTAATTTATATTTAGTCATATCATTTCTTATGTAACATCTTACTTGATAAGTATATTCTTCTGTTACTTCTTTAAATTTCTTACCTATTTCTAGCTTACCACTATACTTAAAATAATTATCCAAATCTATAGTATTTTTTTTATATAACTTTTCTAAGTATAGTTTCTGCTTATACTCATCTATCATAGTAAACTCTTTGCCTTTTGCCATTCATCTATTTGTGCATCTAATTTAGATGTACCTGCTTTCTTTGTATTCCACTTAACAGAATTTTTCGCCCAACGATCCAGTCGCAACTTAACATCAAAGGTAGCTTGTTTCTGATACCTCATCTTAGCATTTAATCTATCAGAACTTTTTTCTGTCCAATAATTAATAAAGTCTAATTTCATTTCTTCAGGATAATCAAAAAGCATAACATCATTTAAAAATTTTTCCTTTATATATATATTATTACTTGTAGTATTAATACTTGTATTATTATACTTCAGCTTTT